TGCTTGCCGCAAGCAGGAATGGGATGGACGTTTTCTACATTGGCTACAATCATGACATGGCCCAGGAATTTATTGAAGATTGCGCAGACTGGGCCAGACACTACAGCAAGGTGGCCGCTGAGGTTGAAGAATTCATCTTTGACGATCCGGACAAGGATATAATTGCCTTTCGTATTCGGTTTGCGTCCGGGCATAAGATCGTGGCCCTTTCTTCTCGACCCTCTAACTTGAGGGGCAAGCAGGGCAAGGTGGTCATTGATGAAGCGGCTTTCCACGAGGACCTTAAAGAGCTTTTGAAAGCGGCTATGGCTCTTTTGATGTGGGGTGGTCAGGTGGTGGTGATCTCTACCCATGACGGTGAAGACAACGAGTTTGCCCAGCTGGTGGAAGAGATCAATGCCGGTAAAAAACCGTACAGCCTCCATAGAACAACCTTTGACGATGCTCTTGATGACGGTCTTTACCAGCGGATCTGCTTGAGGCTTGGCACAGAGTGGACCCAGGAGGCCCAGGATCAATGGCGTCAGAAAATCATTGATCTATACGGAGATGGAGCGGATGAAGAGTTGTTTTGTGTTCCAAGCCATGGCGGTGGGACCTACTTCACAAGACCTCAAATCAAGAATTGTATGCAGCCTGGCATTGATACCATCTCCTGGGCCCAGGATGATGAGTGGGCAATCCTATCGGACGAGGACCGATGGGAGGAAACCCAGGAGTGGCTGGAAGAGACGGTGCAACCGTATCTTGACGCCCTTGATCCTGATCGAAAGCACTGGTTCGGTGAGGATTTTGCCAGGAACCAGAACCTGACGGTTGTGTGGCCCATCCAGCAGAAAGCGGATGCTAATTTGCGTGTACCGTTTGCCCTTGAGCTATTCAACATCCCATTCAGGCAACAGGAGCAGATCCTGTTTTACATCCTGGACCGGCTCCCCAACTTCCAGGGTGGGGCCATGGATGCCAGGGGCAATGGTCAGGCCTTGGCCGAGTACACCATGCAGCGGTTTAATCCGGAGATGATCCATATGATCATGCTCACGGACAAGTGGTATTCCAGGTGGTTCCCCACTTATAAGGCGACCATTGAGGATCGGGCCATTGACCTTCCGGCAAACGCGGATGTGATGGACGATCACAGGACAATCAAGAAAGTCAAAGGCATTCCCAAGATTGCAGAGGCCCAGAAGCAGGACAAGAAATCCAGAAAAAAACGCCATGGTGATTCTGCCATAGCAGGCTTGATGGCTGTCTATGCTGTCAATGAGATTGAATGTGCAGCACCGCAGATTTCAGACGTGTTGCCTGAGTTTACGGAGATGACAGCATGAGTTTTTTGAACCGTTTTAAAAAGAACAAGCCAGCAAAAACCGTGGATGTCAATCCGGGCAGGACTTCGGTTCCCGAGGAGACCATCAAGACCGGCATGGGACGACTTGCCGGGTTCTACGGAATCACGACTCCCAAATTCCCCTTGGAGTACCTGGGAATCCTTGAGTCGCTGGCAATCTGGAACCCGGACATCTCCCAGGCCCTATCCATCGTGGTTAACCTTGGCAATACCGGCCACCAGGTGAGCGTTGACGGCAAGAACCCGGACGCAATCCTTGACCGGCTCAACACCCTGGCGGGCAAAATCTACGGCATCGGCGGTGGCATGGACGGCCTTGTGAATCATTTTCTCCGTCAAAATGCCTTGATGGGTGCTCTGTCCGCCGAGTGGGTGATTGAAGACAATGTCAGTGAAGGAGTCAAGGATGTTGCCGTGGTGCCGGTTCGGTCAATTCGGTTCAAGCGTGAGGATGGGATATTCAAGCCCTACCAGTACACAGGCGGTGCCTTTGATACGGCATATGTGGAGCTTAATCCCCTGACATATTCTTACTGTCCCACCCATACCATGGATGACAGCCCTTACGGAATACCGGCGTTCTATGCGGCCCTGAAGAATATCGAGATACAACTTGAGTCAGTGGGCGGGATTGCCCAGATCGTTAAGAAGATGGGCCTCCTGGGATTCCTGGATGTGTCGTTGAACATCCCGGAAAAAAACTCTGGAGAGTCCGACGAGCAGTATAGAGCGAGGCTTCAAAACAGGCTGAAGGATTATGCAGGAGCATTTTCTGCCAACTTCTCCAAGGGGGTGGCTGTCCATTACAGCGACCAGGACCTGAAGCATAACAATATTGGATCAACGGCGGCGGCAGGAGCAAAGACGGTATTCAACCTGAACGAGGAGCAAATTCTTTCTGCCCTGGACATACCACCATCAATGATGGGCAGGAGCTACTCCACCACAGAAACCTATGCCGGGGTGGATTTTGAACGCCTCATTACCCGGCTTGCCAACAGCCGCAGGAGCATCAAGCGGTTTATCGAAAAAGGATATCGGCTGGATCTGCTACTCACCGGCATTGATGCGGATGTCTCTGTTAGCTTCAACGAGAATAGCGGGTTCCAGGAAAAGGAGAAAGCTGAGGCTGAAGAAAAAAGAATCGGCAACGTCCTCAAAAAACGTGACGGCGGCATCATAAGTGATGACGAGGCCGCCCAGGAGCTGGGGTATGAGAAAGCCACGGGTAAGTGCCAGGTCAGCATGGAACGGGGATTAACGTTCCGGTTCAACCAGGAAAGAGCACGGTACGAGCATGTTCCAGAGAGCCTTCCTGAGGTGCGGCTTGATCGGTTTGTCCAGGATGACCAGGGTAAGCGCGTCCAGAATTATGCCGAGGCCATAAGGAGCATTCTTGAGCCGTGTGAGGCAAAGGCTTTAAAGGCTGCCCTGGCCGTCGTCGGGAAGAGCTTTGACGATGAAACCGCTTTTGCCGAGGCCGTGTTCAAGGCCTTTGCAGACACGTTGCTGGCCGAGCTTGGCAAGTCCAGGGCAGACACCATCTCCGACAAGTATGTCAAGGATGCTTGGCAGTTCTATCGCCATGAGGACACAAGCTTCCTGCCCAAGCGAAAGAGCCAGGGCGTTTACAGACGGTTCGGCATTGACATCAATGTCACAGACACCTCTGCCATTCGTTATCTGACATCCATTGACCGGTTCTTTTTCGGTGCCGGCAACTACCTTTCCACGAACAAGGTCGTGGGAGCCAAATTCATTAACTGGCTTGAGAACGAGTACATCACCAAGGGGCTTAACATCCGGGACGAAAAGACCCAGCAGGCGTTCAAAGAAGAGTTCACGGAGATGGTCGGGGAAACCACCTGGCAGAAGATCAACCAGCTGGTGAACACCACCATGGCCCGTATCCAGAACTTTGGGCAGACCATGAAGCTCTATGAGGCAGGGTTCAAGCGGTTCCGCATTGTCGGCCCAAGAACCGCCCCTATCTGCGATTTTTGCCGGAACATGGTCGGTAGGGTGTTTGAAGTGGAAAAAGCAGCCATACGGCTTTCCAAGGTGGTTGGTAAAGGGTTTGAGGACGTGTCCGACCTGCCGCCGTTCATCACCAACGCATATTCTCCGGATGACTTGAAGGACAAGACGGATAAGCAACTCCAGGACGAGGGATTTGAAAGCCCTCCCTATCACCCGGAATGCAGGCACAGGAAAGCGGCTGAAGATTAAATAACAGGAGTCAATTATGCCAGGTTTCGAAGTAATAAAAGAGGGGTTTGCCAAGGCTCAGTTTGGTTTTGTCCCGGAAAACATGCCCCTTGAGAAAGGTTCAAAGCCGTTCAGTTTTGAGGTTGAGGGCGACGGCCAGGAGCAGTCCAGCGATGAGTTCTATGTCAAGCTGTTCCGGTGCCTGTCGGCAGGCACGACCCAGTCCCGGTTCTTTGATTTCTCAACACCGGGAGTGCTCAAAAAGGCGGTCTCCTTTTTTGAGAACGTGACCATCTTTGCCAACCATCGCAACGATGTGACCCAGTGGAAAGGGTTTACCAAGAACGCTGTCTGGGACGGCAAGAACGAGCCCAACGGGATCAATGCCCAGTTTGTGCTGGATAGGACCGTTGATCCGGCCCTTGTAAGGGGCGTTGAGATCGGTGCTCTGAGAAGCGCATCGGCAACGGTCTGGTTCAAGTACCAAAAATCCCATCCTGACCTGAAATGGTTTTACGACCACCTGGGTACAGAGGTGGACGGGGAGATCGTCCGGTTTATCGTGACGGAGATCCAGAACGTGGGTGAGATGTCCATTGTCTGGGAGGGAGAAGACCGTCACGCAAAATCGTTTGAAGCAGGGGAGCACCCTGAAACACAAGAACAGTTTAACCATGGAGAAAATGAGATGCCGTTTACAGATGCGTTTAAAAAAAAACTCAGCATCGGGGAGAATGATTCCACCGAGGCCGTGGAGTTTGCAGCCATAGAGAGGATCACCGGACTTGAGACCCAGGTCAATGAACTAAAGGCCGATGCGGAGATCGGCAAACAACTTTTGTCAGATACCCGGCAAAAAGCCGTGACCCTCTACAAGGCGGCCAAGGGTGAGGCTGCAAAGGAGAGCTTCATCACAAACGTTATCGAGACCGCCAATCTTGAGACGGCCAAGTCCTTTGTGGACGAGTATCAGACAGCGGCGGAGGATGCCTTTCCCCTGGCCTGCCCTAAGTGCGGGGAGACGCTTGCCAGGCGATCTTCAAAGCCCGGAGAGTCGGAAGGCAACAAGGCTGACATTGATATCAGCAACTTTAAAATTTCATAACCCGGATAGAAAAGAGGTGGATCATGTTTGAGGTGAGTGTCAAGGGGATCGGTAAGAACGGTGCTGTGACCTTCCTGGCGGCAAGCGGTGTGACGGTGGTGAATGAAGGTCATGTGGGCAAGATTGGAGCCGCTAAAACCGTTGATGTCTGTGAGGCAGAGGATGTCTTTTACGGCGTCATCGAGAAGGTTGATGTGGGCATCCTGGCCATGGAGCGAAGGGGCCTGAACGATGTGTCCTATACCGGGACCATCGCCTCTGGATGGAAGGAACTTGTTGCCGATGGCAGCGGAGGCGTCAAGGCCCCTGTAAGTGCGGGAACGGGTCGGTTCTTCCATGTGGTGGATGTGAATACCACGGACAAAATTTTGACCCTGGATCTGGGATAAAACAAACAGCAAGAAGGAGAAGAGATACATGGCAGTAGCAATTACCAAAGAAGCCTATGCCGAGGCAGGAACCAAAGGGGTAACCCTGTCCCAGCTTTTGGAAAAAGATCGGCCTTCCGAGATCGAGGGGCTTGACGCATTTGAGTTCGCCCTGGCCGAGCAGGAGATCAACCTGCGGAACGATACAGTGGAGAAGTTTTACCGCACCAGTGACGACAAGGTGCTGTTCCCTGAGTTCATCAACCGCAACGTCAGAATCGGCATGGTGGGACTGGGTAAGAAGGACGTGACCCTGGAGGATCTTGTGGCCACCACCGTCACCATTGACAGCGGCGTTTATGAGACCGTTAAGGCAGAGTTTAACAACAAGGATCTCGATTTTAAAAGAATCGCTGAAGGCAGCTCTTTCCCCACGGTCAAAATGGGGGTGGGGAAGCAGTCCATACGGCTGGGGAAGATCGGACTTGGCCTGGATGCCACATATGAGGTGCTTCGCAGGATGAAGCTGCCCTTGCTTTCTATTCACATGCAGCTCATCGGCAAGCGCCTGGCCAAGAAGATGGTGGCCTATGCCGTCCATACCCTGGTGAACGGTGATGGCAACTCAAACCCTGCCGAGACAACTAAAAAAGCCATGGACTATGCAAATCTGCTTGAGTTTGACCTTGCCATGGATGACTGGGAGGCGAGTCTCTGGTTTGCTAAAAAAGCGGAAATTCAGTCCATGAGCCTGATTAATGAGTTCAAGGATACCCGGTTGTTTGACACAGCCCGGAGTGGTGCCTGGGTTACGCCTTTTGGAAATCCCATGAAAAAGTTCAACTGGAAGGAGAGTGAACTGGGCGACGGTCAGATCATCCAAATCGACAAGTCCGCTGCCCTGGAGCTGGTCAAAGAGTCCGGCGCTGAGCTGATCGAGACCGACAAGGTGATCGACAAGCAGTTTGAAAAGACCGTGGTGAGCCAGGTCGTGGGCTTTTCCAAGATCTTCCCTGACGCTTGCAGAATCTTTGAGGCTGCATAATGGCGAC